CATAAAATACAAGCGCGGTTCTGACAGCATGATAGTAATACTGCCTATCTGAACTTGATCCTCGCCACTCGATCCGATGCCATACTTCTGCATCTTGCACTTGGCCTTGTTGCAATAGTCCTTGAGCGGACACATTGTGCACTGATAAAAGTACCCGTCTTTCTTTTTCAACGATCTTTGTTGATCGACGATCTCCTTCGACGGCAGCGGCGGTTCGCATAGCTGACGATTGTACTCCTCGTGATGGGACTCCCAATCATCAGGCCACTTGTTCTTACAGTACACGCCCACGTTAAACATGAAGATGTTTCGGTTCTCTGTGATCTTGCCCATCGATGCGAGGATTTGCAGACAGATCGGCCCGTCCTCAAAATACTTGCGCTCACCGCTGAACTCGATCTCCTGAACCGAGGCCATCGAAACTCGGCTCTTCTCCACAAAGTCCAAGAACTCTTCGACCTCTAACGCCTCGACCTTTTTATTATAGGCGTAGCGCGTGGGCATATCTGAATTGAAATACGGAATGTTAATACCATTCCCAACCTCGCCGTCCTGTGCATTGATTACCTCTTGCGCAGGAAACAATTCACCCGAACCGCTGAAGCCCAGAGCCGAACGCATCTCGACCAACAGTTCTCGGACCATGGCACATGATTCCCAATCGTCGAGGAACAAATACAAATGTGCTCCGCCCGACTTGGAACGGCAGTGGATGAGCGGCAGCTTCAGGCGTTGGATGTTCGCTTGTAACGCCTTGTGGTCGAGATCATAGACATCGATGTCGATCACGCCAAACTTACATACGTTACCAGAGGATATCGGCACAACGCCCACACCACTCACGCCGTCCAGATGCGATTGCATTACGCTCTCATCGATCTGCCCGTGGATCGTGCGGTACTCGGCCTCGGTCTTACCCTTATGGCCTTTGCCTTTAACTCTAGTAACAAGATAGCCAAGGTCCGATCCCTCGAACACTGACATCATTCTTTTTGCTACTGACATACTCAACTCCCAAATTAAAAGAGGCGGCGGTAGTGTAAGGGTGAGACCGCCGCCCCAAGCTGCTTAGAACGGAATATCGTCCGAACTTGCTGAAGAGGCTTGGGAGGAACCCTCTTCTGGTGCAGCTTTTACTTCTCCCGCAGCAACGCTGTCGCGGAAGGCTTTTGCTTCAAGGAGCAACTCACGGTTCTCAACTAACCCGACCTTCTCAATCTGGTAGTTGGCCCACGAACCTTGGTCATTGGACTCCTCGGTTGTTGACAGTTTCCACATGGTGGCAAACACAGGTGGCGTAATCAACTGACCCGTTTTCGGATGCGCCATCTTCTGCATCGCGATCTGTGTTTTCCAACGGCGGCTAACCTTCAACTGCGTGGACTTCATGTCCACGACAATCGGTTGAGCGATCCCATCCGAACCAACCAATAGGCAGTAATGCTGATCGGATTTAACCAACTCATTACCTGTCGGTAGGATTTCTTTCGCACCGTTGCGTTCGGTACGAGTGAGGATCGGATCGTTGGCAGGGATCTCCCCACGGAAACCACCACCCTGTTCACGAGGTGTGAACTCCAAATACTTTGTTGTCTGGAAGCACGGCACAATAGTGACACCTTCTTCACCGTCAAAGCATTCGTTTGTCACCGTGTTGAACATGTCGCCAGACGAAGCACCATCGATGTACTCTGCCTTCTTCTTGTTCAACTGTGGCGACAACGCCTGTAGTACACGCAAGAATGGGATCTGCATCTCCGAACTGTCGAATGCTGCGCCTTCTCCTGCGTATTCAAAAATCTCATCCATAAGGTCTGTGCTTACCGCTGAACCTTTTGCTTTTGCAACTGCTGTAGCCATTATGCTTTCCTCCGAATTTGTGCTGCGTTTGCGATGAATGCCCCGAACATATCGAGGTCAATGGGTTTACCCTCTGTCACGCGCTCTTTCACGAACGCTTTTAATGTAGAGGGATGAACGTGGGTCTTGGTCTTTGGATCAAAGCCCCGCTCTTGCAACATGCCGACTACATCACCCGCCATGTTGTCTTCGCCCTTGCCAAAAGAACATGTGATGTCATTCTTGATAATGTCATCCAAGTTGTTCTCACGCAGCCATGCGAATGCCTCATCTTTACGATCCTGTGGGATCGATGCGTGAACCATCATCTTACGCTCGACGGTCAGACCATCAACGTCCAGACGTTCCACACCCATCTCATCCATTAACGCAGGGATGTTTTCCACAGAGAGCTTGTGCTTCTCCTGCTTCAATGCCTTGAGATGGTTTTCTGCGTCTGCGATTTGTGTCTCGACGTTACGCAGTGAACGGACAAGATCGCTTAACTGCTTTCCTGTGCCGCTATCGACGTTGGCAAGTGCATCGCCTTCGTCGAAGATGTCATCAAAGATATCTGTCATAAGTTTTTTTCCTCTTCAGGGTTGATTTATGAACCACCGTGGTCCATGTATGAGACTATATAAGGAGGCTAATATGAATTGCAAGTACAATTTTAAAACAATTCCATATAAACACCAACAGACTGCATTGGACCTTGCGGGACAAAGACAGTCTTTTGGGTTTTTTATGGAGATGGGGACAGGGAAATCGAAAGTCCTGATCGACAACATGGGCATGTTATATAAGGCAGGTTTGATTAACTTTGCCTTGGTCATCGCACCAAAGGGCGTGTACCGTAACTGGGTTACAAAAGAAATACCCGAGCACATGTCGGACGATGTACCAACTCGCGTGATCCGCTGGGTCAGTGGTGCAAACAAACAACAACAAGCAGAGATGCGGACAATCAAAGACAAGTTCGATGGCCTGACTATCTTTGTCATGAATGTCGAAGCGTTTTCTACGTTGAAGGGTAAACAGGCAGGGGAGTGGATGGCTCGTGCGCTTGGGGCCTCTGGCCTGATCGCTATCGATGAAGCGACCACTATAAAAAACCATACAGCCAAGCGCACCAAGAACCTATGTAAGATCGCCCAAGGCTTCAAGTTCAAAAGGTTGCTTACAGGATCGCCAATTACAAAAAGTCCGCTTGACATTTACGCCCAAGCCGACTTCCTCCAGAACGGTATTCTGGGCTACGATTCTTATTACGCATTCCAAAATCGCTACGCGGTTATCGTGAAGCAAAAGATGGGTATGAAAGCGTTCAATCAGGTCGTCGGTTATCGGAACATCGAAGAACTGACCCGCAAGATTGATACGTTCAGCTATAGAGTACTCAAAAAGGATTGCTTGGATCTACCCGAAAAGCTATACACCGTACGCTATGTGGATATGACTAAAGAGCAAAAGGATATGTACGAGTCGATCCGCAAACACGCTCTGGTCATGCTCGACGGTGGCGAGATGTCAACCGCACCTGCGGTCATCACGCAGCTACTTCGGATGCAGCAAATCATGTCGGGACACCTAAAAACAGATGACGGAGAGATGGTTACGTTTCCATCCAAGCGGTTGGAAGCACTCAAAGACATCCTCGACGAACACGACGGTAAAGCGATCATCTGGTCACGCTTCCGTCATGACATCCAAGCAATCACCGACATGCTCAACAAAGAGTACGGTGAAGGGTGCGCTTCAGCGTACTATGGGGATACCTCTGATAATGAAAGAAACGATATTGTAATGCGTTTCCAAAAAAGTAATGCACTTCGCTTTTTTGTAGGTAATCCCGCCACCGCTGGGTACGGTCTCACGTTGACCGAAGCTAACCTCGTGGTGTATTATGCTAATGACTTCAACCTCGAAACTCGGATCCAGTCTGAGGATCGGGCGCACAGGATTGGTCAAAAGAATAACGTGACCTACGTCGATCTAATCACCGAGGGCACAATCGACGAGAAGATCGTGCGATCCCTTCAAGCGAAGATCGAGATAGGTGCAAAGGTTCTAGGAGAAGAGGCGCGACAATGGCTGACTATGACCCCAAAATAACAAAGCTGCTCGAAGAGCGGTGTACCGGATACGCTTCGGAGATGACCACAGCAAAGGACATCGCGAAGCTAACCGGACTTGACCTGGATGTTGCCCGGGCGTTTTCCAGGGGCTGGTCTCGGATGCAGCCCCACGAAATCAGAGGATACAAAAAAGATATTCGTGGAAATAAGTTGACCGATACCAAATAGGTGGTACAATCGTATCAGATGAAGACTGCTCCATGTTCGTTCATCTAATGCCTCATATTAAACTAAAGGGGACCTTGCGGTCCCCTCCTTTTTATAACTGATTCTTTAGTTCTGCGATCCTCGCCTCCAACCTCTGGAGTTCGCTCTTCGCCTCGTCCTTTAATCGCCTACGCTCTTTCAGTGTTTTTATCTCCTCCGATGATATCACCACCCGAGGACGGCCCCCTGTTTTCCCAGTCTCGATCCTCGCTTCTCGGTTCTGAAGCCCCAAGACTGCGGTACTACCGCCCATGCGGTCACGCATCCGTTTGTTTTCATCCACCGCTAATAACTGCATCGCTTTACCTAAACGTTCTTCCTGCTCTGGGGTCACTCTCATCCCTCCCCTGTTACATTTTGTATTAAATTTAATCTGATGTCTCTTCGCAGCATCGGCTACACACTGCGGTGAGACACCGAGTTTCCTCGATGTCTCTGCCTTCGTCAATCCCGCAGTTGCGCAATCAACGTAATTAGTTTTCGTATACTTCCACTTCCTCATCGTCGCCCTCAACATCATTAAAACCAAACGATGAGATGTTCAAACCCCACAACACAGTCCCTCTTTTATTCGAGGCTTTTGTTTTGATCCGAAGCATACAGATATCGCCATCCTTGTGCATCTTGCGCAAGATGTCACGGATATCATTGTTCACGCCCTTTTGTTCAAGAACGTTTTCGCAAACCTCTCGCGAAGTGAAGCATGTATCTGGGTTCTCTTCGAACACCTCGAACACTCGGTCCTCCAATGGAACCTCTGGCTCCACTTGTGCAGGTTCTTGTACAACTGTCTCGATGTGATCGTGCATCGATCCCATGTGCTTCAGACTTATGCAACGCCAACGCGTGTCCTCTCGTTTCCCCGCGTGGTTCGGAACCACAACGCATTCCACCAGATCACCCTCGACAATGTCGTGGTCGTTCAAGTAGCTGCCGTGGATATACACGTTGTCCCCGTTGTTCGGGTCCATAGCAAACGCACATCCCTGATTTCGGGAAACGTGGTTCACAACGTATACAGATGTTTTGCAAAGTCCTGCGATTGCAGATAAATTATGAGTCGTATGTGAGTTCATGTTCATACTCTTTTTCCAAGTTTTCTTAATTGCTCAACGTACCGCTTGAGATTATCTCGCGCATACCAGAGCCGCTGCGCAGACCATTTGTCTGCGTTAGTTCTCCAATGTTCATCCTGACATCTTGATACCTCCTGTTTTAAAAATCTAAGTTGTGCTGCCTGAAAATCAGACAGATCAGGGTGCTGCCCAAAACGGTTATAACTTCCGTTAGAACTTTGGTTCGAACAAAACCCCGCATCGGTTGAGTTTCTCGCAGTATTCAAGTTCTCGTTTGTAGGCACTCGCATCTTGGCCCTCCCACTCTAAATCATCTACCAATTTCTGAAGTCTGCGCAGTTCATGCACCACGCTAATCAATCGTTCGTCATCCATTATTCTGGCCTCAACTTTGGACGGAGGGACTTTGACATTACCTCAGTCTCATAACATCCCATACTGGTGTTTTCGTACTGATCGTAGAAAATATCGTATAGATCGTCTATCCGTAGGGCTTGCTCACAGTGCCCATGCGTCTCAAAGATTATATCCGCACGAAGCGGTGTTCCTTGAACCTCGTACTCAATCACCAAAACTGTAAAAAACTCGATCATCATTCGGATCCCTCAAACATTCCTCGAACACCTCGATGTTCGATCCTCCACAAGTGCCGCATCCAGTGTGGGTCAGATACTCCAGTCGCTCAACCGATATCGGAAACCGACCAATAATCCATATCTCCCCACAATCCATGCACACCACTTCCAACTTGGTCCGTCGGTCCTGCGGCCCCACGCCTACTAGCCGAGCCATCAGTTGACGTACCTCGGTCCTCGGCCCTTGGCCCGAGCCATCGACACAATCATTCGGCCTACGCCTTCCAGTTGTTCAGGGCCAAAGCATTTGGTTGCTACAGACATGATA